GCCATTCCTTGCACTATCTAATCTAAACCGTCGTCTAGCTTATGTACTTAATATAACATATCTGTAAGAGAAGTCAACCGATTTTTTCTATTTTTCTAAGATTTAATGCATATTTTTTTCCGTTAGATAATACTTCTTCGTATTCAACTACGTCACCTAGCAATGCTTTAAAGTCTTTAGTTTCAAAAAGAACATCATAAAGTTCTCGTCCCCACTTATCTGGACGTATTACACTATATTTTCTTTTTTTATTGTATTTTATTATTTGTCCTATTGGCATATTTTTATTACTCCATGCAAATAGTTATCATAAAAATAGACCCCGTAGGGTCTATTTTTGTTTTTTGTTAAGTCTAAACTTATGTGAAGCTTAGGTTGCTTGCTGATACTTCTACTTTTTCTAAGTAGTCAGCTGCGTTACCTAGAGACGAAGCAGTGTTCGATAGCTCAACATATCCATAACGTGTCATGAACGAAACTGTTGGTTCGAATGTACTTGGATCTAGGACAACACCTGAAGACATAAGTGGGATGTATGGGCAATAGAATGCTGCTGCATCTGATTCACTTGTACCTTTGTAACCAACTAATACATCATCATCTGCTGCATATGTGTTTACGTAGATCTTCATTGCGTTGTTCAATGTGCCAACCATTTTAGTGTTAGTTGGTGCTTCAAAAGTACCTTCAGTTGTACGTGCAAATGCTGAAGTTGTAGCACTTTGTAGAACTGTTAGGATTGCTGGTGATACAACTGCCCAGTTACCTGCGCCACGGCGTGTACGCTGTGCGATGCGGTTAGCTGCACGGTTAACTAGTACTGCAAGTGCAGCATGTTCGTCACCAACAAAAGTTGCTGTACCACTAACTGCTGCTTGGTCAAATGTATCTGTACCTGTACCAGCTAGTGTGTTAAGAGATGCTAGGACCTCTTGGTCGATCTCAGCAGTAATCTCTTGAGCAAGTGCTGCCATGATTTCTGCTTCAACGTCGATGCCGTGCTGCGACTGTGCGTCTTGTGCGGCTTCGAATGTCCAACGTGCTGATAGCTTACGTGTTTTAGCTTCAACAGTTTGCTTTAAGATCTGAATTGACAAACGGTTACCCGCTGCGCCTTCAAGTGCTGCTGTAGCGTCTGCTTTTGCACTAGTAGCGTTACCACTATATGCTTCAGCAATCTTAAATGGACTTAGTGCTTCTTCACCAGCTACTGCACCGCTTGCGCCTGTGCCTGCTGTGTCGCTATAGCGAACACGTAGCGTGTGAATCTGGCCAACTGGGCCAGTCATTGGTTGTACGCCTACAATCTCATTTGCGATGACTGTTGGCATAACACGTCTGATCACTGGAAGGATCACACGGTTTAGTGTTGCGATGTTACCGGCAGATGTAGCACCCGCAGTTGCAGTTTCAGCCAAATACCTACGGGTATTTTCTAGGGTTGAAGCCATTACTGCTTTCTTATTGCCTTGAAGGCCTTCAAGAAGTGCTGACTTGGTATCATTCCAACGACTTTCGAGTAGTTCTGACATTGGTATCTCCTTATTATAATCCAGCTAAACGCTTTAGATCAACAACATTGTTGTCTGCGTCTGCTTTGATGTCATTTGTTTGTGTTCGGTTGCCTGTTACTTCTTTTGCCTCTGATAGTACTGCCTTCTTCTTCGCTGGAGTATTACCGTCTATTACCGCCGGCAGGTATTTGTCAAACGATGCTCTTAAACGAGATGTTTGAACTGATTCCAGTAAGTCTGTCATAATGTCACGTTGGTCTTTGCTTAATGGCGAAACCAATGCATTAATAGTGTCTTTGCGGGTGTTTGTTTCGTTAATCGATTTAACTTCGATTGACTTTGCTTCCGCAAGTTTGATCGCTTTAGCCGCTGCTTGACGTGCTTCTACAATTTGTTTGTCTTTTGTATCTACAACTTTAAGCAGTTTTGATGTTTCTGAACTTTCGTTCAAATAACTGTGTTGATATTCGTTAGCAAATGCTTCGAATAGCTTACGGCCAAAATCATTTTCACGTGCTTGATCAATATCTTCTTTCAGTGCTGAAATTTCTTTCTTAAGTCCTTTTGACACTGTTTCTGATACTAACGCTGCACTTTTCTTAATAAATTCAGTTTTGACTTTATTAACGTGTGCTTTGCCTTCACGTACTAAACGTACTTTTGTTTCGGCAAGATCTTTTTTGTCTTCATAAAACTCTGCAAGTTCTTTTGCAAGTGATTCAACTACAAACTCTTCTAGAGCAACAAACTTGTCCTTTGTTACTTTTTGATCTGCGTGTAGTTCCTTGATTTCTTTTGCTAGTTGTTCACTAACAAATGATTTCATTAGATTAGCATTTTTACGCTGTGCTACTGCAAACTTAGCTTTTGCTTCTGCTAGTTGTTTGCGGTCATCTTGGAATTCTGCAATTTCTTCACTAAGTTTTTCTGTCATCATAGCATCAATGGCTTCCACCATTGTTGTTTTATCATGTGCATATTTCTTAGCAAATTCTTCACGTAGTTCTGCGGTAGCTTGAAGTTTATTTTCTTCAACTTTAGCGTTCCATGCTTCCTCTAGTTCTGAACGCACTTCTTCCGATAGTGCTGAGTTTTCGAAGAGTGATTTAAGTGAGTCTAACATATGATCTCCTCTCCTAGTTAGCGGAGTTTGCTTATTACATCTAACAAGCTCTCTTTTAAATATTTTTGTGCCTTTTTATCGCCTTGTACTTCCCTTGATGTTAGGAACGCCTTATATCCACCATTGCTGTTCATAAGGTGTTCGTAAATAGGTGTTGGGTAGGCGCCCGGAGCACTTGGCTGGGCAACTACATCTACTGTTATAATCTCAAAATCGGAAACTTCTCCATTGCCACTTTCGCTGACATTACCACTACCTCGCGATGAAACACCTAGTTTAACACCTGCTTCAAGCATTGTTTTAACTAGTTGTCCCATCGGAGTTGGTAGTATTTTAAGTTTACCGTAACCGTTTGGGCCATCCATCCACATTTCTGTGATCATATGGCTTACACGGTCAATGTTTATATTAAGTCCTTCTGGATGATCTACTTCGCCTAGTACTGAATAACCATTGCTAATCTGCTCGTTGAGCGTGGTGACAGCCCTGCCAATTTCGTTAACGGGATATACACGTTGATTTGCGTTGCGTACTCCGCCTTGAATACAAATACCTTTCATATAAAGATCCTTGCCTTCATTAGCAGACTCAACAATCACTTTAGCTTGGTCAAAACTCAAACTTTCACTTAGTAAATTCATCAATCAGTCCTTACTTCGCTCTTTTTGGAGCGCCATTTAAAGGTGAACCTGCGCCTGCGTCTTGGTTAGGTGCAGCACCTTTCTTCTCGGCACCATGGCCGGGTTGGTTTGACATTTTTGTCGCCCCTTTAGCACCAGGAACATTTACGTTCTTGGTATTCATATCTTTTGCACTTGGAGCAGCTAGACCACCTTGTGTTCCGCCTGTTCCGCCGTCGCCACCTGCAACTATGTTAGCACTTGTGCCACCCATGTTGTTTGGTTTTGCTGTTGGTGATGTTGCGTTTGCGCCGTTGTCGCCCATTTTTGCTGGTGCTACTTTGTCTGCATACTCACGCATTAGTTCTGAATTTGACTTTGGAAGTTTTGATTCTTCTACTTCTTCGTCAGTAGCTTCTTCAACTTCTTCGTCTGCTTCAAATGCCATTGCTTCTTCTGGCTCTTCTTCAGCATCGTCTGTGTCCATGTCAATAGCCATTGCGTCATCGCCGCCCATGTCCATGTCATCTCCATCATCGCCAGCTTCGTCGCCCATCATATCTGCAAACTCTGCTTTAAGAGCTTCTAGTTCATCTTCTAGATCTTCGATACGATCTTCAACGTCTCCGCCTTCGTCGCCCATGCCCATGTCATCGCCAGCTTCGTCGCCACCCATGTCCATGTCCATGTCCATTTCACCATCGTCTGCGCCTGGCATTTCGATGTCCATTCCTAGTTCGTCAGCTGGATCACCACCTTCGTCAAACATACCTTCTTCAACTTCATCAGTTGCTTCGTCTAGGTCTTCATCTGATTCATCTAGATCTTCGTCATTTGACTCGTCTAGGTCTTCATCTGATTCATCTACTTCTTCGTCAGTAGCTTCTTCAACTTCTTCATCAGTTGTTTCTTCTACTTCTTCGTCTTCAAGTAGACCTTCATAAATATCTCTTGATTTTTCTACCACGATTTCGTGGAATAATGCTTCTGCACCTTCTTTGTCTTCATTTACAAGACGCTCAAGCATTTCTTCAAACTTGTTGCGATCAGTCATGTCATTCTCCTTTATTGTCAAGGCTGTCTATTATATTTACACTCTTTTGTAAATATGCGTGTAAAATGGGGTCAAAACGACCCGTTTTATATTTTTTATTGAAAAACTTTACTAAATTCCTCATATGTTATATGCGATAGATTACTTAAATCCCTTAAATGATCTGGAATATAATCTTCTATTGAGCTTAGTACTCGGTAATATTTAGTTTTTGGATGCTGGTTTATACACATCATTGTTTGTCTTTGCCAGTTTCCATAGTACGTTGCTCTATCATTAACGTTTTTATAGTTTCTACTACCTGCATATATATTATTAACTAGTTGATTATCTTTTCCTAAACCTACATAATCAAAACCTAATATGTATATTTCGTTATGATCGTTTTGACTTGCTAATAATAAGGCAGTTGGACCGCTACTCCATCCTTTATTTGGATGCATAATATTAATATTAGGTGTTCTTTCAGTTAGTTTGTTTCTATTTGAATGAACATTGTATTTTAAGTGATAATCAGTTTCGCTAATTTCGATAATCATTTTAGTATCAACACATACTAAATGATCTGGCACAAACTCTCTATACAAGCCGTTACAGCCGTATGTTGTACCTTTGTTTTTTAAGTTATGTAAGTTGATTGCAGAACGGCTAGTACCGTTTCCAAGTACAAAAGCTATTTTATTTGACATTAGATCCCGCCAGCGGCTGCTTGTGCTGCTAGACCGTACATTTGTCTAACATAATTAAGATCCTTGGCTTTTTGTTCTGTATGAGTATCAGATGCTTTACGGGCACGATTGATATCTTTTAGAGATAGTCTACTTTTTCTATTGTCGTCAACTTTAACAATACTGGTATCGTCCTCAGCATTGTAGGTGTCGTCCTCAGTAGGCTCCATTGTTTCTCTATCAAAGTAATATAGTTCTCTAAGTATCATAATGTATTTATATCGTTTGTGCCGGATTTGGTTCTGCACCACCACCGCCAAGTTCGTCTCCGGTATTTGTTTCAGGTGCAGTATCAGTGCCGCCATCTATTCCGCCTAAATCGTCACCTAACTCGTCTTCAAGTCCTCCAAAGTCGCCTGCAAGATCAGCACCGCTTAGTCCAGCACCTCTCATTTCGCCTGCCATATCGTCTGTAACAAGATCAGTTAGGTTTTCGTCATTTTCTTCACGCCATAAACGTTCGTTCTCTGCTATCTCTTCTGTACTCAATCCTAAGAATCTTTCAAGTGCAAATCTATTTGATATATATGGAACTGCTGCCATGCTTGTAAATGTACTAATACGGTTGTTATCAAGTTCTGCTTGTCTATATGCTGCAAAGTTTTGTGGTGGAGTTAGTCTTAAATCAAACATTGCATAATCAATGTTTGCACCTTTGCTTTGTAAATACAGTTTAAACTCACTGTTAAAATCTTCAGCTACCATATCCTGCAAACGTTCGCAGTATTTGTTAAATCTTAACTCTTGTATGTATGCTGTGCCAACACGGCCATCGTTGTATTGACTTGCCCCATCGTCTGCACCTGTGGGTAAGTAACTGCTAGGAATACGCAATCCGCGAACCAGTTTGTTAGTAAAGTACCTAAGGTCATCAATCTCTCCTAAGTTAGTACCGCCGGGTAGTGTTTCAACTTTTGAACCACGTCCTTCAGCAGTTTGTGGGAAGAAGTAATCTTCGTTGATTGACAGAGGGTTATATGAACTGTCTATGACATTTGTGCCACCACCTGTCTTGGATGGGATACGTCTTTGGTGTATTTCCGTCTTTACACGCTCCACAAACTGCATAGCAAGGTGTGATGGCATGTTGCCCACATCAACGTAGAATACTCTGCGCTCTGGCGCACGTTGTACACGATAGATAATAATAGCATCTTCGAGTAATTCTTTTTGTTTGTATACTTTAAATATACTTTCTAATAAACTGTTACCAAAAGGATAGTTTTGATCCAACCCTTCACTTAAACTCAAATGTAAAACATGTTGTGCATCAATGTATGTTTCGTCGTGTTCTTGAGCAAATCTACTAGTATTGCCACTAGGTGTGTGATTATTTCCTACACCTGTTCCTCGTTGAACTTGCTGATAGCCGTTAGTACCGCCTGGACCATAACTATTCTGTGTGTTCAACGGTGTTGCTTGTAATGCGCCAAATGCAAAGTTTAAGTTTTTCACAACATACTGTTCGGGCTTCTTACCTTCGCTTTCGTTGACAATAACTTTTGTAATCTGGCCAGGATCAACATGAAATAGTTTCTGTGTTTCTGGATCTCTAATAAAAAACTGATCACCATATTTAAATGCATTACGAATAGTTCTAAACATACGTGTTTCAAACTTGTTTAGTTTGCACCACTGTTGTAAGTACTGCCCGATAACCTGTACTTCACTATTAGTCGGTGCGCCTTTGAAATCAAGTTGAAAGTGTGTGTTGTTTTGTTTATTCTTTTGTGTACAAAACTCAGCCAAGATATCAAGTGCAGCATTAACTTCGCTGTCACTATCCATAGTGTTGTATTGATTGTAACGTTCGATACGATTAGGAGAGCCAACATACACGTCAGGCAAGTGTGATGAATAGTTGGCCGCTGCTGGGCCTATTCCGTTAGATCCTTTTAAACTAAAGGGACTGTACCCTCCGTTTGTATTATCACTTGTAGGAACTGGAGTAAAATGTTTTTTCCAACTCATATTGTACCTTTCAGCATATTGCCCTGTAGACTCTTTGTAGCTCTAAATGTTTTTTGTTGCGCACTTGCTGAGGATGATTCTATAGTTACAAGTGTTTGTAACTGTTGTATCATTGTATCAAACTTACTTGTCATTAAATTACTCATTTGTTCTGCAACATTATTATTACTTATCGTATTTTGTCCATTTGCACCATTGTTTTGAACACTACTATCAAGACTTTTAATACCTTTCATAAGATTTTGCATAACACCCATACTGGTGTTAGCACTCATAACATTTGCTGGTCCACTAATAAACTCAGGTCCAGCTTCGCCTACCATTCCAAATTCATTAGCACCAATCTCACCGCCTTCGGCAAAGCCTCCACGGTAACTTGATCCCTCGGATTTGTATCTTTCTAGTTTAGCAAGGGTTGAATCTTGTACTGCTCTTAATCCATCAATTGAGTTTACTATTGTATCACTTAAATTGGTTTCAGCTTCTGCAACTCTGGCTCCTGCGGCTTCGGCTGCTTCTCGTGCTGCTCGAACTGGTGGATCTAGCGCATTAAGCCCTTGTTCAGTTAGTGTTGCTAACTCTGCTACAGAGGTATCTAAAGCTGCGTTTGCTGCTGCTACTTCTGCTCGTGCTGCTTCTACATCGTCTTGTGTAGTTGTTGCGGTGCCTTCAATATTAGCATCAGTTGTTGCACCTGCACCTTCAACTGTTGCACCAAGAGCCTCTGCATTTGCATTTGCCGCAGCAGTACCTTCTTGTATAAAGCCATCTGTTGGCCCTAGAGCGTTTCTAAATACTTCTTTGTTATCCATTGATTCGGCTGCATTGAATATGTTGTTGATGGCGCCGCCAAGTTCACTAGCAATAGTTTCTGCACTAGGCATAACTTCTGATATTTTTTCTAATGCAGCAACAGCAACATTTTCAATGTGAGGAATAGTAGTTTCCATTACTGTTGTTGTTATTTCACGTAAGTTTTCTTGTATAGCAATCGTACTGTCATATATACCAGTGGTTTGTTCCATCTGACGAGCTTGCTCAGCTAGTATTTGAGTATTCAGTGTTTCTCTAGCTTGTTCTGCTGTCATAGTGCCGTCACCAACACTATCAATTGCATTTTTATAGTTGTATCCAGCAGCACTTGCATCTGCAAATGCGCCCGAGACGTTAGAAAGCCCGCCAAGTATTGCAGTTTGTCTAAACTGTTCTGTGTCTTGATAATCCATTGCAGCACCGGTAGCTGCTTCTAGACTGTTTTGGAAACTGCTAATATCACCAGCGTTAAACTGTTGAGCCGCAGCATACAGGTCGTCAGCGCCGTTGCCCATTGCAAGTAATGCATTTCTTGTGCTTTCAGTAGTAGGTGCGCCTCTGAGTGCAACATCTACAAATGCATCAGCTGCATCTTTTCCTAGTGTGTTTTGTAGTTCAACTAACTTAGTAGTAAATGCAGTTTGCTCTTCGGCAGATTTTGTTGACAAAAATGCATTTACATCACCTTGGCGTCTGCGTTCTTTCATTTCGTCAGCTAGTTGATCACGCTGTTTACCTGTGAGTTTTGATAGACCATCAAGTTCTACCATTAATGCTTTAGCACTTTGAGCTTGCGATTCTACACTTGCTCTATCTTTTCTACTATTGGCATCACTAATTTCACCATACAATGCAAGATTATTGTTTATATCAGTTGTTGTATATCCTAACGCACGAAGTTTAGTACCAAGTTCTGCACTATCAAGAACAGTAGTCGATAATGCTTTAAATCGAGACATAGCTAAATCAGTTGTACCACCAAATGCTCTCAATGCTTCAGAGTTTGATTTTATAAAGCCTGTCATTTCTTCAACACTCAAGCCAAGTTCAGCAGCAGATACTTTTACATCTTTTATTTCTTTTCCAAATGTAGCACCTAAATTAGTAAGTTGCTGATATTCAATAAGGCTTGCGTCGGCAAACTTTGACAATCCATCAATTACGCCGCCGAGCTGTTTTCCAAACAATCCAGTATTGGCTGCAATAGCACCACTATAAGCTGATAGATTTTGTTGCCCAGTCAGCAGGGCACCACCTAAACCAACAGCAGCCTTAGTTGCACCACCTACTGCACCAGTAAAGGTGCCTAATAGCTTGCCAATTGCTGGGCCTGTGACTTCTTCTGCCAAAACGTTAAACTCCTACTTAACTATAAAATAAATATAGCTAGTAGTATTTACCTTATAGGAACAACCATGGAAAAAACACAAAGTCCGCTAAAAAAATATCGAAGACAGCCTAAGTTATATTTGAATATTCCTAGCAATGGAAAATGGTATAATGAAAAAATATTAGCCGAGAACACCTATACCAATCTCGCAGTGTTTAGTATGACAGCCAGTGATGAAATATTATTTAAAACCCCTGATGCACTTATCAACGGAGATGCAACTGCAAAAAACATTAGTAGCTGTATTCCAGCTATTATAGATCCTTGGGCTATTAAAACTTTAGATCTTGATGCAATACTTATAGCAATAAGAATGTCTTCATATGGCGATACTATGACTGTTTCATCTAAATGTAAAAAATGCGGTGCTGATAATCAATACGAAGTTGAACTACAAAAATATTTAGATTACTTTTCAACAAGAGAGTTTGAAGATAAGTTGCATTATGAAAACTTTGTTATACATATTGAGCCACTAAGCTACAAGGCATGGACTGATATACAAAAACAACAAACTGCATATCAACGTGCATTAAATCTAAATATTAGCAAGATCAATGAAGAAAAAGAAAAAGAAAAGTTTATACAAGAAGTTATTGATAAAATAAACATTTTAGTTGCTCAAGCAATACTTGATCAAGTTTCTGCTATCGAAGTAGATGGAGAAGTTGAAACTAATAGAGAAGAAATAAACGATTTCCTTGGCGAGGCCGAAGTAGGGTTGTTTCACGAACTTAAAAAGTTGATTGAAAAAAATACCAACGAATGGCGTATTCCTCCTGAATCAATAAAATGCAACGAATGCGACCATGAAGATGATGTTAGAATATCATTGGATACATCGGATTTTTTCGTACAAGGCTAACGAGCCTAGAAGACTCTGATATACTTTCGTTAGCCAAAGATTTTGAAAATAATATCAAACAAATAAAAGATAACGCATATCGACTTAGTTGGTACATGCGTGGCGGAATTTCAGTTGACCAAATACTTTACGATACTGACTTAGAAGATCACGATATTATTACCAGTATTATAAAAGACAATATTGAAAATACCAAAAACTCAAAGATGCCGTTGATTTAGTTATTGCGGTCCTGCTTGAGCATCAGGATTTATAGGCATTCCAGGATCGCTAGAAGTTTCAGGATTAGCACCAGCTGATGGAGATGTATCCACTGTGTCATCTTCTCCATCATTTGTTACATCATCAGCATCCATAGGATTAAGATCCATTGTGCCTGCTAACAATACGTTTCTTCTACTGCTAGGTATATAAGGAACTAGCATACTTTCTTGGTTTGGTGGAAACAACAATGGGCCAAAAACCAGCTTGGCCCATTCACTCTCACTGTAGTACTCCCCTGTAACACCTTCAGTTTCAGTTGGATCAAATCCGTTTAATGCTTTAGCTAGTGCTCCAGTTCCAAATCTTCCATTAAGCATTTGATCAGCTGCATTTACAACTCCAACTGCACTTCTTCCTGTACTGACAAAAATATCTTTGAATGTACTATCAACAATGATTTCAGCTATCCAACGTTGTACACTTGACGTACTTAAAATCAATGGTATTACTATCCACAATGCTTCAGTAACAATCAAACTCAAAAATGCAGCAGGTGCACCAACACCGGTAAGTGCTGTTGCTACTTGTCCGCCTCTAATTATAGCCCTTAATGGAGTTAATAGCAGTTTTACAGTTCTTGTTCTTGCAAGCATTGCTATTACTTGAGCGGCAAAGGCCGCTATTGCCTGTCCTACTAGTATACTTTTAATATCTTGTAATCGCTGAACGTCACCGCCGTTTGCTTCAGCTTCTTCAATTTCTATCTGTACATTTTCAATTTCAGCAAACATGCCTATTATCATAGCTGCATTGCCTGCAAAACCTATAACAATTCTAAAGAGTCTACTGGAAAGAAGTTTTCCAACAATACTATTCCTTGCTCTTGTCATCTTTTCGAAATCTGCAATATTCATGTTTCGAACAGCTCTGCCAAGTGACCAGCTTCTCGTAAACTTTGTAGACTTTAATGCACCGCTTTTGGTATCTGCTTCGATAGCTGTTGTAATTTGTCTAGGAGTTTTGCCATCTAGTTCGTCAACTCTTTGTTGTATAGCGTTTGCATTGGCTAGGCTATCAGTTTCAACTACAGTTGTTGTATCCGGCAAGGTTACCATAAACCTGTTGTTACTAACTTGTTGTACACCAGGAGTTAGTTTAAATACACCTCGGGGAACTGGATTACTTGTTCTCCATTGTGCTGTTAGCTGCGTACCAACTCCAGATGGCGCTGGCCTTCCATTACCACCGGTAGGATTAACCTCAGTCCACATTTGCCCACGCCATTTGTATGTCTTACCATTAAGCTCAGCAGTGGTATCAATCTCGGGCATACGAGTATCAGCATCATCTTCAAATATGAGATGTGTTTTTCTTAATGTGACTTCACTTAGTTTCATAGAGTTGTTCCAACTATCATAATGTATTTATATAATGTAAGTTGAACTACGTTCAACTGTGTTTTCGTTAGCACTCAACACATTTCATATTAAAATAATAGCATATCACTTATGTGATATGTTTAAGTTTCATGTAGATTGTTTTGGTCAGACGGAACCTGTTACGGTTCCACCTAATCTCAAAGATAGCTTCATGTGAGTCTTATCCAGCCGAGACATTGGAAGTAGGTTATTGTTTATACACAAAGTACAATGGGCTCTGACCTTTCCCAACCTACGTCGACATATGTAACATAAAACGTACATTAACTGAGTTAATGTGCAGTTTATAATACATTACCTCTCGCTTCGTTCCTATTGCTAAAGAGTTTTTATGTACTGTGTTTGTGTTTTTCGACTGCCAACAAAACAATCTATATCAACCAGTGAGCCCAATTTGTTTGGTGGCTTCCACACTCTGGTGTGTCAATCAATATGTACGTGTGCTTCTATACGAGAGCTTTTTCCACAGCGGTATTATAAACTGGCCCGCCAACCTTAGGTGTTGGAATGCTTTGCCTTATAGCTTGCCTTTAAGGTATCTACCTTTAGTTCTGCCTGCTTTTTTATCTGCTTTACTGCCTTGAGTAGGTGATATACCAGTTTTTTTAGTTGTCCAAGAATCAATTTGTCTTTCACTAAGGTTTAGATTTGTATCTTTGCCTTTGTAATTTGCAGTCTTCTCTCTAAGTTCTTCACTTTGTTCTATCCAGCGTTGTCGCTTAGTTTGTCTACTGCGCTCAAGTTGTTCAAGTCTTTGTTGTATCTTTTTTTTGCTTGACATGGTGTTCCAATAATGCTTGTCTTAGTTTATCCGATCCGCCTACTCTAACATTAATGATACCGTTGTAGTATTCATCTGTTTCAAGTACACGCCTGTCAAACTGTTCTCTTGCCTCTATGTAGGACATTTCGCCCCTACCTTTACATAGGTATAATATTTCTCTTGTAAA